TCCTCCTGTAATTTTTTTTTTGGTTTCTCGTTTGGTTTTGCGTTTGGTTTTGCGTTTGGTTTTGCGTTTGGTTTTGCGTTTGGTTTTGCGTTTGGTTTTGCGTTTGGTTTTGCGTTTGGTTCCGCGTTTGGTTTTGCGTTTGGTTATGTTTTTGTTTCCGCGTTTAGTCCGTTTAGTCTTAACTTTTCGTCCTCCTGATAATTTATTTATTTGATTTATATCAATATATGATAAATTATAATCTTGTCTTGGAAAATTTTTTAAAATATTAGTATTAACATATTCTGTTACATTTGTACATACATCTTTTATATGTAGTATTATATTAGGCGTTAATTCTTTAATAATCTCACTAAGAGATAAATTGTTTCTCATATTAATTAACATAGTATGAATTGGAAAAAATAGTTGATTTATATTTTTAGAATATATGTCATGTAGTTCTTTAGTTATATTAAAATTATAATCGGTTAATTCATATGTTGCTATAAATAATCCAATAGGAGTTACTATATAATTGATTTGATTAACACTATTATATATAGGAAAAGTTATATCTTCATAAGAAGGATAATAATTCACTTCCTGTTTATGAATTGAAATTCTTTTGGGATGTGTATGTCCCATAATTTTGCTATATCCGGGTGAATGCGTACAATTATTTGGATTGGATGAATATGTTCCATTGTCCCAATTATCATTGGTGTTATTATAATATAAACAAACTTCATTTGGATTATCCAATAATGGATATATATATTTTTTAATAGACTTTAATGATGGATACATATATATTATATTATATGTATATATTATATGTATATATTATATGTATATATTATATGTATATATAATATATACATATAATATAATAAAAATATTCTAGAATTAAAGTATTTTATTGTGTATTATTCATTCATTATTCATTCATTATTCATTCATTAAATAACTTATTCATTCATTCAAAAATACGTTTATACATTTTTAAAGATTTTTCTTTTTGTTCACGGTAATCAACAATAGGCACAAAATAATTTAATTCGTCCATATCATAATTTTTAAATTCAGTATCCCAGTTTAAAATAACTTTATTGGAAAGGTCACCTAACTCAGGAACCCATCTAGTTATATATTCACAATTAGGGTCATGTGATTTTGTTTGTTCCCAAGGATTAAAAATGCGAAAATAAGGTTGTGAATCAGCACCACTACCCGCAATCCATTGCCAATTGCCGTTATTTGACGCGGGGTCATAATCACGCAATTGAGACGCAAAATATTCTTCGCCTACACGCCAATCGATCATTAAAGTTTTTACTAAAAAACTGGCAACAATAAGACGCGCACGATTATGCATATATCCAGATTGATTTAATTGTCGCATTCCAGCATCGACAATTGGAAATCCAGTTTGACCTGATTTCCATGCTTCTATATTTTTTGTGCTTGAAGACCATTTAATTTTATTATAAGCAGGTTTCATTGCGCTGCCTAATACCTCAGGGAATGAAAACAATATATTCGCATAAAAATCACGCCAAATGAGTTGACGCACGAAATCTTTATTTGATTTAAATTTTTTGTATACTTCTCGAATACTAACACATCCAAATTTAATATATGCGCTTAATTCCGATGTTTTTTTATCCAGGTGATTTCTTGTACTAGCATATTGTTTTTGGGTTTTTACCGCACTATTTAATTTACTTATTGCTTGGTCGCGACCGCCATATATTTCTGAATAAGGGAAATTATCCGTGAATTTATGTAATGCCAGATCAAAAGGCATTAATTTCGAATAAGAATCCATTTTTTTACTCTTTGTGAAACTGATTTGTCTACTGGAAGAGGTCTCCATGAAACGTGTTTTGATTGCCTTTTCGTAATAAGGTGTGAATTTTTGGTAGGGGTCACCGCTTCCATTAAAAATTGTTCCAGGTGGATTTAAATAATAATCGTGGTCACATACCATTTCTATTTTCATTTTTTCACATATTTTTTCGAGTTCTTTATCGCGTTTAATTGCGTATGGTGAATAATCTATATTGAATCCAATTTTATGAATATCTAATAATTTAATTAAATCTTCAACAATTTTAGCATTATCGCCGTAAAAAGAATATAATTTTCCACCTTTTTCCTGAATTTTTTTAGAAAGGTATTGCAATGATTCAATCATAAATAAAACGGCATCATTTGATTTATATTTATTTTTTGAATCAGATACCTGTTCTGGTGTAAAAATAAAAACAGTATATATATTTTTACATGTTGAATGAAGTAAATTTAGAGTTGTATTATCAATAATTCGTAAATCTCTGCGAAATATAAACATTCCATTTTCTGTTTTTTCTGGCATTCTAATGTAATATATAATAATATATTAATTTATTAATTTATTAATTTATAAAAATGATACGAAAAAAAGATATAATCTATTAATAAATAATATTTTATATTTATATAATATTATTTAATTATATAAAGAAAATGGCAAATAGTATAATGACAATTAATGGATTAAAAAAAAATTGGGGTCCTATTTCATTTATTATAATTGGATTAATCATTTTTATTGGATTTATTAAAGTGTTAGGTATAAATTTGAATGTAGGTAATAAAAATAAAGTTGTTACAAAAGTAATTACAGTTGAAGGATTTGAACCAAATGAAGAACCAAATGAAGAACCAAATGAAAAAACTGATAAAAAAACTGATAAAAAAACTAGTGTAAATACAACATCTAATATTTATAGTGATGGGTTATGTGATAAATACTCTTCTCAACCGCATATATTGGATAAACATTGTAATGATTTAAATGAAACAAATTGTAAAGCAACGAGTTGTTGTGGATGGTTAAATAATGAATCTTGTGTAGCAGGTGATAAATCTGGACCGACATTTCAATCGATTAATGGAAAAGAAATAATAACCAATAAGTGGGAATTTAAGCAATAAATAATAAATTATTATAGTATAATATAGTTATATATGAAAACAATTAAAAAAAAATATAAAAAATATAAAAAATATAAAAAATATAAAAAACGTAATACGAATAAACGCCGCACTAAAAGAATATTTCGTGGCGGGGAATTAAATACATCAGAAAAATTAATGGATTTAATAAAACGTAAATCGATGGGCGATGTATCAATAAGTAATAGAACATTAATTGATTTATTAAAAGATGTAAAAAATGATGAAGAATTATATAATGCTATTTTTGATATAAATAAAAAATTATTAACTTTAAAAAATAAAGAAGATTTTACACATGTAGCGTTACAATTGCAAGAAGATGCGACTTATGAATTAAAAGAGTTTCCTTTATGTAAATATGGAAAAAGATGTAAAAGAACGAATATTCTTCATGGTGTTTCGCATACATTTCGACACCCCGCAACATTTATCGTTGAATCGATTAATAAATTAAACAATATAACATTTAATTAATCAAAAAATCAAAAAATAAATAATAATATTATATTAAAAAATTGAATACTGTTTTATAATATAATTAAATTATAACCAAAAACCAACCAACATAACTTTTATAAATAAATCTAAAATGAGTCAACCTACTGAAAACATTATTGTCTCAGTTAATTCTACGGAGGGAACTAACCCAATGACAATTACACAAGCAATGCCAGCAGAACCAACCGAAACAACCGAATGTGAAGTCTGTTATGAAAAATACAATAAAACGGTTCATTCGAAAATTATTTGTGAATTTAGTGACTGTAATTATGATGTGTGTAAAACCTGTGTGCGAACATATTTATTGGGCACAACATCTATGCCAAATTGTATGAAATGTAATAAAGTTTGGTCGGAAGCATTTATTGTATCTAATTTGAATCAATCCTTTGTTAAAACTGAATATAAAGAACATAGAAAAGAGTTGTTGTTACAACATCAAATTAGTCGTCTGCCAGAAAGTATGGGTTCAGTAGAAAAATATAAATTAATAAAAACCGAAGAAAAAGAATATGAAAGAATTAAAGAACAAATGATAGAATTAAAAAAACTTGAGAATGATTTAAGAACCAAATCTTATGCCAAATATAACCGAATTCATCAACTCAGAAGTGGGAAAACCGAAAAAGAAACCAAACGAGCATTTATTATGGCATGCGTGAATAATGATTGTCGTGGTTATTTATCAACTCAATATAAATGTGATATTTGCGAATTATTTACATGTTCAAAATGTTTAGATATTATTGGTCATACAAAGAATGACCCGCATACGTGTAAAGAAGAAAATGTCCAAAGTGCCGAATTAATCCGCAAAGAAACAAAACCATGTCCTAAATGTGGGACACGCATTTCGAAACTTTCAGGATGTGACCAAATGTGGTGTACTGAATGTCACGTAGCATTTAGTTGGAACACCGGCAGAATTGATACTGGCACAGTTCATAATCCTGAATTCTATCGTTATATGCAGACTACTAATGGTGAAGGTGTTGCACCACGCAATCCTGGCGATGTTATTTGTGGAGGGATGCCTGGATATTATGATTTAAAAAAGCATATTTTGGATAAAATTGTATATAATAATGACACAAAAAATGTAGAACAAAAAAGTGTAGAACAAAAAAGTGTAGAAGAGAAAAGGATTGAACAAGATAGAATTATAGCATTTAAAAAAAAAATAAGCACAATTCATCGGAATTTGGTACATATTTCACAAAATGATGTGAATCGCTACCGCGAAACAGTGCGAAATTTAGACAATTTTGAAGATGAAAGAGTTAAATATTTAGTGAATGAAATAACAAAAAAAGAATTTGCCGCAAAGATTTATAATAATGATGTAAAACGTAAAAAGGAGACAGAGATTCTTCATATATTTGAACTGATTATAAGCATTACAATTGATTTGTTCAGAGCGATTACTCAAAGTACAACTATTGGAGAAACCTTTGTAAATGAAGTGAAAGGTCGGTTCACTGAAATGAAGAATTTAAGTGTTTATTGTAATACACAATTACAAAAAATAAGTTCAACTTATGGTATGGTTGTTCCACAATTTACATCAACTTTTACAATGAGCAGTAAAAAATTTTCAGTAAAAGGAACTGAAATTATTAAGAAGGAAAAGAAAGTAGAATAAATAAATAATAAAATTTTATATACACATTTTATTATTTATTATTTATTATTTATTATTATTATTTATTATTATTTATTATTTATTATTATTTATTATTTATTATTATTTATTATTTATTATTATTTATTATTTATTATTTATTATTATTTATTATTTATTATTTTATTTTATATACATATATTATAAAAAATAAATTATTCAATTATAGTATAGTATGAGTGATGATGCTTTTTTCACTAAGTTTATACGTGAGAATTTGAAAGAAAAAAAAATAGATTTAAATGGTTATGTATTAACTTATTTACCTGACTCATTCGGTACTCTAACTAATTTAGAAGAATTAGATCTGACTAAGAATGCGTTAACTTCTTTACCTGACTCATTCGGTAATCTTACTAAGTTAGAAGAATTAAATCTGAGTAATAATGTGTTAACTTCTTTACCTGACTCATTCGGTAAACTTATTAATTTAAAATTTTTAGGTATTAATGGAACGGAAGAGAAAGAGAGGGAAAGAACAGGAAAAAGAGGGCATAAATTAAAATCTTTACCTGCCTCATTCGGTGATCTTATTAATTTAAAAGAATTATTTTTAAGTTTGAATGAATTAGAATCTTTACCTGACTCATTCGGTAATCTTGCCAAATTAAGACATTTAGGAATATTTAAAAATAAATTAAAATCTTTACCAGACTCATTCAGTAAACTTACTGAATTAGAGTCATTAGAATTAGCGTATAATGAATTAGAATCTTTACCGGAATCATTCGGTAATCTTACTAAATTAAGATTGTTACAATTACGAAATAATAAATTAACTTCTTTACCGGACTCATTCGGCAATCTTACTGAATTATTCATATTAGATCTGGATAATAATGACTTAACTTCTTTACCGGAGTCATTCGGTGAACTTAATAATTTAAAATATTTAGATATTAATTTTAATAAATTAACTTCTTTACCCGAGTCATTCGGTAAACTTAATAATTTATATTCTTTAAAAATTTATGGTGATGATTATTCAAGTGAAAATGCTATAAATATTAAAAAACAACTATCTAATTTTTTAAGAAAGGGTCAAATAAAACAATTAGAAGAAATAAAGTTTAATAACAAAAATATATTGAATATATTAAAATCTAATAAGTTCCAAACATGTAATGATTTTAACGTAAATATTGAAAACGACTGTAAAAGAAATAATAAGGATGAAGATGGTAAATATACATCTCCCATTAATTTAGGACCATTAGAAAAAGATAAAACAATTAAATTAACAACAGATGGATATTGTTATTCCACAGAAGATCTTAAAGGATTAATAGTTGGTAAAAATATTGATGATTTTATATCACCTCTCACCAGACAAAATATACATGATGATGATAAAATAAAATTTGAATGCGTAAATGAAGGATATATAGGGGGGAGTAAAAGGAAATCTAATAAAACCACGAGAAAATATAATAAAACCAAAAAAAGAAAGAATACTAAAAAACATACTAAAAAACATACTAAAAAACATACTAAAAAACATACTAAAAATAAAAATAAAAAACATACTAAAAATAAAAAATAAAAATAAAAAATAAAAATAAAAATAAAAAATAAAAATAAAAAATAATTATATTTAGTAAAAAATTGATATAATAGTATTATATAATAGTATTATATCATAATATCATAATAACATAATTCTTAATACATTCATTTAAAATGTTGATTCCGGTAAAATGTTTTACGTGTGGCAAAGTTTTAGCAGATTTATACCAAGGATATTTACGAATGGTTCGTGAAAAAAAGATTAAAAATAATATGGAAGTAGATAAAGTAGTATATTTAACAAAAACCAATACAGATAAAACAATTGAAGGTGAAACATTAGATAAACTTCAATTAAATAAAATGTGTTGTCGTCGTCATATGTTGACCCATGTAGATATTGAATAAATTTTAATAAATTATTAAATATATAATTTATTAATAAAAATAGTAGCGAATATATGATAAATATTTTTTTATATAAAAATATATGCGTTATATATAAATAATTTAATGAAAATCAAAAGAAGCATGAAAGGTAAAAGAAGCATGAAAGGTAAAAGAAGCATGAAAGGTAAAAGAAGCATGAAAGGTAAAAGAAGCATGAAAGGTAAAAGAAGCATGAAAGGTAAAAGA